CCACACCATTGATCTCCTCCATTACTTCTTGCTACGACGTTGTTTGTAGCGGAAAAAGAAGTGCCGCATCCACTCGAGCACGTCGTCGGGGATTCGGCGTTCGATCGGTATCTCAAAGATAGAGCAGTACAAAAAGTATATAGAGTACATCCCACACTGGGAGTCTTTGGTTTGGTGCTTGACCTTGTTGTAAAAAAGCTTCATCGGAGTCCTTGACGTTGGCATTTTGTCATACTGCTCCTTCCATCGATTCATCAAAACCACAACCTCTTTTTCGGGGGTTTGTCCGTACGAGTCAAAGAAGGACATGTGTGGTGTTTGCGAACGAATATCGGCAAACGCCGCCATCCAGTGCTCGCCGGGACCGTCGGACGTATCGGTGTTAAACACCACTCCGATACTGCGGTAGCCCTTCTTGTAGAGTTCGGCAATGTTCAGACTGCACAGCGAGGACACCAGACATTTACCCGTCTTTGCGCGCTTATCAAAGTCGATCGGCACACTGCCGACGTAGTAGTAGGACGGAACCAATTTCTCGTAGTATTTCTGGGACATGTCAATATCTTCGGAGGACAGCCATTCTGCGCCGTTTTCTTCCCAACTCTGGGGCGCCGCCGGTTTCTTAACTAACGAGTGCACCACGCACGCCCGCTGGGCGTTGGCGGTCTTTGCGTCGCACTCGTCTTTTAGACGCCGGGTGATTTCGTGCCATGCGTTCGGGCCCTTTCCAATGTTGGGTTCGTCGGGGTGCTCTTCGTTGTATGCCTCGCGAAGTTTTTCGACTTCACGAGGATCCATTGTTCAAAACGGATGTTCTTTTTTAATGTCTACTGAAAAGCACAGCAGCAGAATGAGTTCGATAAACGCCGCGACCGCATCTATTGATCAGCGCGACCTTGTTCGTGCCGTGCGCAAGTTCCGCGAGTACGACGACAAGCTCAAGGAACTTAATAAAGAGGTCTTTAAACTGCGCGAGGCGAAAAAGTTGGTGGAGGAGGAAATGGCGGGCATTCTGAAGCGCGGTCCGTTCGCGACCCTCGACAAACTTGAACTCGCCGGAGATCAGTCGCGCATAGATATCCAGAGACCAGGCACGTACAGCAAGCCGTGGTCGTACGGTCAAAAGGATCTCGACACGGACGCCACCGAATACTTTGCCAAAATAGGGAGATCGCGCGAAGAAGCAAAGGGGTTTGTCGATTTCGCCAAGTCGCGCAAGAAGGCGCAGTTGGTCTCTACGGACTTCTCGTTTAAGCGCGTCGTGAGCGTAGACGATAATGCCAGCGGCAACGGCGAGTAGATTTGACGAGTGGTTGAACGACCACCGAGAATCACTTCAGCAACTTTTTTTGGATCTGGAAGATTCGTTAAAGACAAGGGGTTTACTGCGAACCGATTTCAAAAAGTATAGAACGCACCACTTTTCGGAATTCTGCCGCAATGTATTCCGACACACTTCACTCTGGGCGTACGACGAAACTTTTGGATGATTACACAGAAAAGCACCGCGCGTCCCATCTTGAAAAGGGATGCCAAAAGTTCTGGACAACCTGCCCGTTTTGCCAGATTATTGTTGAAGGTCAGACGGACAAGGCGTACGATATCGCATATGCTCTGTTTTCAATCCATGTGACGCGCGCACTTGCCGAAACTCCGGAGCTTGCGGATCACCGGGCAAACGAGCTGCTCGGGAACCTTGCGCTTACTGCATACCATGACTGGATTCAACCTAGGTATGAAGACATTGATTTAACGGACGAAGAGCTGATGGAGCACCCCTATGTGCGCCGAAAACTTCTCGAGTAGTACTGATAAATGAAGACATACAAAGCAGGTCGTCGGCGTCGTCATGGCCGCAAGCAGTCGGGCGGTTCGGTCGTTGCGGACGCACTCGTGACGGTAGGAGCCCTTGCGGCGTGGAAGTACTTTACCAAGAAGGGAGGAGGGTCGCGCCGGCTGCCGAAGCGACACGGCCTCAGTGGGAAGAAATCACTTGCACGCTAGGATTTTCAAACCCGTTAAAATTCGACATGCTCACCCACGAATATGCGCCAATATCGCGGACTTCCAGAACGTCTGAATCGTCGGTTTCTTCCGGCAACCACACGTTTTCCGCAATAATATCGGCAGAGTCGCACGTCCGCCCGAATATGGTGTGTTTTACCATGCGCGTGTAGGGTTTGCGACTCACGCACGTAAACTGAGGCTTGAAACCGTCAAAGAGGACACCGGAAAAGATTCCGTATACGGATTCGTCGATCGTGATGCTGGGCGTGCCGTCGGGCAGCATCTTGCGGCCAATGACGGGCACGCGCAAGGAGCAAGATTCCTGAGCGAAGAACCGTCCAGGTTCCGCAATGACGGTCTTGAATTCTGAAAGCAGCTCGACTTGGCGACGAATCAGCGGCGCCAACTCGTTACTGAAAAAGTCGTTCTTCTCTGAACTTCCCGAAAACCCACCGCCAATATCGAGTACTTCGGGTTTGAACGAGTTTGGGTACCGCGAAAAGCGCTCCAAGAATTCGCGGACAGTGTCAAAGGCTGACTGGTATGCTATTGTCGACGTGCAGTCGCTTCCGACATGGAAGGCGAGTCCGTATATCGGAATTTTAGGTTCTACGTATTCAAGTTCGTGAATGTTGCGAATGTTAAACCCAAATTTTTTGTTGAGCGGAATGCGGGACTTGCCCTTGTCGTCTACAAAGATGCGTAGAATGGGTTTGGCGCGCGGAGAGACTTGGTGAATCTTTGCGAGTTCGTAGCGACTGTCAAAGGTCGTCATGCCTTTATAGTCGGCGTCAAGTAGTTCGCGGCGAGACTTGCAGGGGTTGGCGTATATCACACTTCCAGAGTTGGCTCCAATCGTGCGGGCAGATTGCAGTTCGGCGAGCGAGGCGCAGTCGAATCCGCACCCGCCCTTGTGCAATTCCTCCAGTACGACGGGCATGTTGTTGCATTTCACGGCGTAGTAGGGCCGGATGGCGGGCAGGCAGTCTTTCCAGAGTCGGATGCGGTCGCGGATCGATTGCAAGCAAACCTTCACGACAGCACCCAGCGTTATTGAACCCTCGCGAGAAGAATATTTTTTGGTTATACCAGTTTTACAATGATGCGGTGGGTGTATCCGACCGTCTCCAAAAGGTGGAGTTCCATGTACCCTTTTGTGGAAATGTAGAGATTCACGTACGAATTTATAATTGAATCGTACGTGTCATCAACAATCATGATTCCGCCCGGTTTTAGAAGAGCATCTGCGTTCTTCATATCGTGGGATATGCAGTGCTCGGTGTGACCACCATCGACATGAACCACGTCGTATGTTCCGACGACAGATGGATTTGCTGCGATCCACTCGGTCATAGTTTGAGCGGAATCACCTTCGATATATTCAAAGCACACGTGTGGGTATGTGTCCTTAATATACTCCAAGCACGGTTTCGTGTAAGCATGACGCCCGATATCAAAAACTGTAAAGTCAAGACCAGTCTTCTCTCGCCCCATCAGCATAAGCATTACCGAATGACCCGCATTGAATCCAATTTCGCAGATGCGTGTTTCCGCACGCCTTCCGGACCAAAAAAGGTTGACCTGTTTGTTGTACAGCGCTTCGTAGATCGTGGTCGTACCGTGAACATAAAACGAGTTACCTTCAAGAGAATCGCCACTTTTAACGACAATATCCTTGATATCTGCGAGCATCCGCTCCTTTTCTGGTTCACAAACGTCATAGTCGACTTCATTTTGCGTCTTTTGCCTTTGAGATCCGCTGACAATGTTGCAGTCTCCGATTCGTGCGGTTATGTAGGACTTTGAATCTCCAAAAAATTGCCAATAATGCCTACATCCTCCGAAATTCACAAAGAGTCCCGCTGTTTCGAGACCATTACGACTGTCGCACCACGCATAATCGCCTCCGCCCCACGGTGTTTCGACCTTTCCGCCCTCGCGAAACGTAACAAACTTCCCAGATTCATGAACCCATTCGAAACTTTTATTTTTTAGAATCAAGTCTCTATTCCCAGAAATAGGTCCGGAATTCGCGAGTCTGTCAGACATGTATGCGCACATGCGCTTGAATTTGCCCTGTCCATCGCCAATCGGGGCTAAAAAGTGAACCATGCACAAGGGTTCGCCTTTTGGTTCGCCTAATGATACGAAGCGCTTCATGAGCTGAGAGTCGATAGAACCGCGCTTGTAAAATATGAAATTTATGAAGGGCTGTTCGAGGCAGCAGGGCATATCTCCTCCCTTTTTCTCCGTTGAAAACATGAAATCGCAGCATTCTTCGAACACGCTTCGAATATGGGGAGTGTTGCGAAACGCTAGAACGCCCGTGTTGACCGCAGGGGTATTCGACGGCGACGCGCAGATTTCTGGAGTGAAATACCAGCCGCCATTTCCCGGATGACTCAATATTCCGTCTTCGATACCGTATATTTTTTCGCTGTCCGCAGGAATGCCTGCAAAAATATCCGCTAAATCTTTTAGAACGAGAATATCTGTATCGATGTACAGGATCTGCGAGAAATCGTCTACCGAAGGGTACTCATAGATACGACACTTTGCCGCCGCCGAATGAAAGAACGAATGAATATCAAGAATGTGAACACGAATAGGGATTCCCACAAGGGCGCTAATTGAATCAACTTCGTCCTTAAAATCTGCCGACGTCAAAACCAAAAAAGTGTAACGCTCTAGATGAGGTACGTTGAGTCGCACACTGCTCATAAGCAATTTCAATAATTTCAAGTAGAAACGGTTGTAAAACACGCACATGTATACAAGCGTGCTATCTCCCATTTAAAACTACTCTTCATAATAACCGTAAATAATGAACGAATATCTACCGTACAACTCTAAAAATATCACGCTAACTCCAAAGAACGTAACCGATATTATACCTGAATATACTGTGCGCGACGTGGCAGTCTTCCAAAAGGCGATGGTGCACTCGACGTATGTAAAGCGCACAGAGTACACGACGTTGACGGGCGAACCGGCTGTGCTGGGCAAGTGTCCGGCGGGAGTATTGGATCTCCAGCCCGAATCATACGAGCAGCTCGAGTTTCGCGGAGACTCGCTTCTCGGCGCCGTCGTCGCCAATTACCTGTGCGAGCGGTTCCCCGACGCCGCTCCCGGTTTCTTGACCAACGCCCGCAAGTTGATTGTGCGCAACAAGACGCTCGGGACTTTGGCCAGAGATAAACTGGGCCTTGACAAGTTTTTTGTGATTTCAAAGCACGTGGAAGAAATGCGACCCGAACACGGGCGCCAGAACATTGAGAAACTCGGCGATGTT